GCTCCTGTTGGAGGTGTAACAGATGAGAAAATAATTAAATCTCCTGCTGATAATCCATGAACAGTTTTGTTTACGGTTACAGTCGGACTAGCGTTTACAGTAGTAAAGGTAGCTCCTGTTAAAGCAGTGCCTAAAGGTGTGATATCATAAAAGGCACCTCCATAATAAACAACTAAAGTTTTGTTTGTCCCTATTATGGCGTAAATATTCCCATCTAGATCAGCATAAACATGTTGTTGTCTTGCAACTCCTACCAAAGAATCAGTAGTAAGTTGTTCCCAACCACCTATTTTTTCTGGTAAACCATATCTGAATCTAACGTTATCTCCATCGATCCATTGACCTTCTGCTCCTACTGCGGTGACTTGTTTATTAAATCCTGGTCTTATTTGTACATTTGTTAACGGCATGCTTAATTATAGCATATTATTATCACTTCATAAACATTTGCACAGATATTCTAGGCATTGTGGGACTTATTACTGGGTTTACTTTATGGTCAAAGGGGGCCTTAAGAATGACTAGTGAATTACCAGTTATTGGTAAAAACCCATGAGCTTCCTTATTAGCAAACATAAATTCTCCACCCCAATGTATATTCCATCTTCTATTCACATAAAAGGTAGCACCATATTTCCAACCAACATCACTATGCCAATTTATACCTGAACCTTTTCTCATGAAGTGAATTGTAGTGGTCATGGTTTCCATAAAGGGTAGTTCAAAAAAATCATTCTTTCGTGTCAATTGTTTTAGTATATCGAATGGTGGGTATTGTGATACCGCCACTCTATCTGGTGCTCTATGATTCCAATATAAATTTGAGTCCCATACTCTAGAAGCTGATTGAAGGTTTATTCTATCTCGTTCTTTGATAATAGCATCATGTATTCCTTTATAAACTTCTGGTGGAAGAAACTCTGTTATCCACCATATCTTCCCTGGTATACAATAAGTTAGTTGCATATCTTAATTAAACTTTGTCTTGGACCAAACATTTCATATTTGTATTTAATATTATGCTCTTTTACAAAATCTTGCCAAGCTTTATATTCTCCAAATTTCCAACCAATGTAAGAATGATATTCATCAAATAATATTCTTGTATTAGGAACTAATCTTTCAGGTCCAATTATATCAAGAACTTGCTTTGTAGATTCATAAGTATCACAATCCATATTTATGAATGCAATATTCTTGCTCATGCCTTTTAAAAAATTTGGTAATGTGTCTTTGAACCAACCTTTTATTAACTTAACATTTTTGTTTACTTTAGGTATTTTACCATTCATCGAAAAAGAATCTTTTCCAAAATAACCACCTACCCAATCTTCTTGAAAACCCTCAAAGCTATCAAAACCATACCATGTCAAATTTGGCTGTGCGTTAGAGAAATAATTAATACTAGTGCCATCATAAACACCAAATTCTAAACATAGTCCATCTACTTCTATTTTTTTAGAAGCAACATCCCACCAGGCTCCGTCTGTAATTATTGCATCGTTAATAAATTTTCTTATATACTCAGCTGAATCTCTCGCAGCTTCTTCATATAGTAAATCAAATGCATCTTTGTTTAAAGTTGATCTAGCTCTCATGACAATACATTTTTTAATAAAAACTTTTTAAAATTACTAAATTTGTAAGATATGCTTTTATCTATATGACCTTCAGGTTTTTCTGTAAAACTCAAAGATAAACTTTTTTCAGTTAAAGGAACTATAATAGTCAAAGGCTCTCCTTCTCTCATGTAAAGTTCTGTTTGTTCTTTTCTAATCGGTATAAAAATATTATACTCATTAAACCAGTTTGAAGGCACAATACCAGGAAGAGTAGTATGACTAGTAAAATGATATCCAGGGTCCATTGAAATATATGCAACATCTGATTTAAAAGAAAAAGGTAGATGATATTTTAAGATAAATTTATAATCGTGTTTATTAGGCACATACCTTAGAAGGTGTTCATCTGGGTGAACTGTAGCTCTTTGTTCGTCATAGCCACCATTTTTTTGAAATACAATTCCTTGGTCGTTAAATTCAATGTAAGTATCTATGGGATTACATATCAAAAAAGATCTTTTAAAAAGGTTTACATATCCAGGACAAGTCTTCACAGTCCTTTGAAAAGGTAATATTTTTTGAAATTGTAAATTAAATAATTGTGTTGGTATGGTTTTGAAATATGAAGGAAGGTTGTTAGGCATCCTTTTAATATTTTTTTCTATTTGATTTCTCTCAAAAGTAGAATTAAAAAAGACTTCTAATTTCTTTTTAAAAAACATATAAATATTATATATGAAGACTGAAAAAATAGAAGACGCAATTATGGTCTATCATAATAAAGTAGATTCCAATTTCTGTGAAAGATGCATCGAATATATTGATAAGGTATGTGATAAGCAATTAAAGGCTGCGAATCATTTTATGCCAGATTACAGGCAAGTTTCAGGACACAACTTAAGTGCGAATACAATATCAGATAGAATATATTTTAAAAAAATATACGATGAAATATTTGATTTTTATCCAACTTACAAAATGAGGTTTCCTCGTTTAGAAGCAATGCGAATAAATCAAATAGACCTTTTAAAGTACACTACAGGTGGTAAATATTTATATCATACTGACGCAAGTGATTTTAACACTAGGTCATTGAGTGTCATAATTAATTTAAATGAAGGATATGACGGAGGTGATTTAGTTTTTGCACATCAATATCTGAATGAAGAAATGAAAAGAGTAACTCTAAAAAAAGGTAGTATTGTTTTCTTTCCCTCTAATTTTTTATATCCTCACACGATAGAACCAATAAAAAACGGAACAAGGTATAGTATTGTAGCATGGCTTTCATAAGAAATAATTTTAGATACAAAGTAATCAAAAACTTCTTTGATGAAAAAGAACTTAAAATTTTACAACTCTATTGTGATAATGCTTTAAATAATCCTAGTGCTATATTATCTCAAAGAAACGAATCATCCTTTGCTATAGCGTTTCCAAATGATCAGCTGATGGAGACAATGTTGTGTTTAAAAAAAGAATTAGTTGAAAGAGAAACTGGTTTAGATTTATTTAAAACATATACATACTGGAGATGGTATGGGTTCAATTCAGACTTAAAAGAACACACAGATAGACCAGCCTGTGAAATATCAATAACAGCTTGCATAAACAAAACTGATGATTGGCCTTTGATTATAGGAGGTAATAAATTAAATCCAAAAGTAACAAAGGTTGAGCTTAATATTGGTGACGCATTGTTATATTTAGGCACAGAAGATTTACATGGAAGAGTTGGTAGATTTAAAGGTGATGGCCTTGCACAAGTATTTATGCATTACGTAGATAGAAATGGTCCTTTTACACACCACGCAGATGATCAGTATACAAAAACTCATTTTAATAAATGGTCAGAAGATGACAAAAAATATATTTTAAATTTAGGTGTAGAAAGGTCTTGGTAGTATGAAAGAAAGAAGCAGTGTGATAACAAACTTTATTGGTGTCTTTGATAATTATTTGCCTGAAATAGAATGTAAAAAGGCAATACAACTATTTGAGGAACAAGACAAATTTAACAAAACTATGGATAGAATGCAGTTTGAGGCCTCGCCTGTAAATGAAAAAAAGGACAAACAACTTTTTTTAGCACCTTATAATTTAAACATGTGGTGGAGTCAGATAAAACCTCTAATAGTAAATTTTGAGTTAGCCTTTCAACATTATAATAAAGAAACAGGTATATTAAATGCATATGGTTTACCAAGCTTTCACTATACTGACATTAAGATTCAAAAGACTTTACCTACAGAAGGTTATCATCTATGGCATATAGAGCATATGCAAGGTTATGATAACGAACCAAGAGCTGCAGTTTTTTCTATATATTTAAATGATATTGAAGAGGGAGGGGAGACTGAATTTTTACACTTTTCAAAAAGAGTAAAACCAAAGACAGGTAGAATAGTTATTTGGCCTGCAGGGTTTCCATATGTTCATAGAGGGAATCCACCTCTTTCAGGTGAAAAATATATTATAACTTCTTGGTTAAAAGTTAGACCTTAAGGAGAAGTGTAAGAAGTAGGTCTTTCACCTTTTCTTGCTATTTGATCAGCTTCGCTTTCAGAAGAAGTCTCATTACCTTCAGCGTCATAAGTTTTTATAACATCATCGTCCCAAGCTGATTGTAGTGCAGCTAAGTGAGCCGCATCCCAAGGGTCAATAAATTGTGATCTGAAATCACCCAGTTCTGCTTCTGCCCAAGTTTTGTTTCGACCAAAAGTTCCTGGAACCATTTCTACACAATCGTTATGATCGTTTGAATCATCAATAAATTGAATAGCGTGTATGTCATTCCATTTTGGATCATTCCAAAAAGCATCATCATTTACTTTATAAGGAGTAGGAAAACCTTGTTCATTTAAAACTGATTGACAAGTTACATTCTTATCATCAAATATTACTGTCCATTTCATTCCTTTTAAACTCATTTTTTCTCCTATGTTTTAATAATGTATATTATAGTTAAATATGGTTGCAAGACAGAAGTTGAGTCTCCTGTAAAGTTAGCACTCATGTTATGTGAGTGCGATCCACCACCCCCTGCACTTCCTGTGTTTGCAGGTCTTGCTGAAGGTGAGTTACCATATGCTGGATATCCAGAAGTTGCTCCACCAGGGTGCGAGTGACCTGGTATCTCAGGAGTTGATAGTGTGTGGTTTCCTGTAGATCCACCTACGTTTCCTGATGTTTGAACTGTTTCTGCTCCTCCGGTAGATGCCAAAGCTTTGTTGTTTGATTTACCCATCGCAATTTTATCAGTTAAATTAGGAACGTTGAAAGTTGATGCACCATCTCCAGCTCCATAAGTTGTACCTACGATTGCAAACAAAGCTGAGTAAGTTGATCTTGAAACTGCAGCACCATCACACTCTAAAAAACCTGTTGGCACAGAAGCTGAAGACCACGGCACAATAGTTGCCGTAGGTATACCCTCGATACCTGTAAGGTTTGCTCCAGTAAAATCGTATCTTGTTGCTTCGTAATTTGACATATTATTTCTCCATATAAGTCCAGCCAATGTTTGAACCAGAGTATACTAATCCAAATCCAGCACCCTCAGTATTAACAACTAAGTCCGAAGACGCATTGGCAATTTTAGAACTATTTCTTCCTACAGTCAACGCATTAGCATCAAATGTAAATCTTGAATCTATAAAATGAACCTCATCACCAACTGCTGGCGATGCAGGTAATGTTGCTGTAACAGCTCCACCATTTGTATCAACAAAAAGTTTTGCACCAGCTTGAATAGTTTCTGATGCAGTGATTGTTCTCCATTTTCTGTATTCGTTTGCTTTTTCTACGTTAGTGCCATCGGCATACAACACATAACAATTTCCCTCACATAATAAAACACCTGTACCACTTACAGTTTTGAAAGTAAGTGTGTAACCTGCGTGATCAGTTCCATCTACTACATTGTAAACTTTTTCAATACTATCTGGAACGGTTACTGTTCTGTTGGCAGCTAAAGTTCCTGTAAGTTTTAATGTTGCATTTCTTGCGTTTGAAATTGTTCCATCGGTCATGGCAAGTGCAACATCAGATGATGCTACATCAATCGCTTCATAACCTGCAATAGCTTGTTGAACTAAGTTTAAGTTTGTATTTGTTTTTGTTCCCCATGTACCGGCATTTTCACCAGTAGCCATCAATTCTATTTTAAGATCACTCGAGTATGTTGATGCCATAAAAAATTCTCCTTAATATTTCATATTTTACATTATCTAAGCAGCCAAATCAACCTCAGTCCAAATATTTGTAACTCCTAAATCAACCTCTTGCCAAGGTGTTATATTAGGGCTGCCTACAGAGCTTGTCAAGGACTGGCCTGTTAAAGTAACTGCTACATCAGTAACTTGCCCTTCGTTACCAATCGCCATTGTTAATGACTGCCCTGAAACCCCTACTAATACTTGTGGTATTTGTGTAATTGTACCTATACTTGAAGCTAACGATTGTCCAGTTACAGCCTCAGTCGTAGTTTGTACAAGTGTAATAGAACCAAGACTAGAACTTAGACTTTGACCTGTTACAGGCACATCTAAACGTACACCAGCATCTTCTGTTCCTATAGATGTCGTTAAAGATAAACCAGTCACTGTTTCAGTCGTATTTTGATCTAGTGATACTGCGCCCATGGACGAAGTCATCGTATGCTCAGAAACTGTTATTGATAAATCAGCATTTGCTTGTACTGAGAAAGTACCTAATGTTAATGAAAGTGCTTGTCCTGTTACTGCAACATTTGCGTTAGCTACAACAGCATCATTTCCTATTGATGATGTTAAAGACAATCCTGCTGAGTTTATAGCAGAGTAATTTACACCCCATCCTAAATTTCCAAAAGTATCTCTACCCCAACCTTCACCTATTAAGAATGTAGGATCAACAGTGGTTTGTCCTGCGGACATTGAAGATGCTATACCTGTTACAGGTACACCAATATCAACCACACTTGATTCAGAAGACATTTGAAGTAATCCTGCGGTTGTTACTATTTCAGTGTGTGATGTTCCAGAAA